AGATGGAATCCTGCAGAACGCCACCCGAAACCGTTCCGGTTGCAACAGCCGCAAATCCATCACCCGAGATCGTCAGATTAATGGCACCATTGGTGTATGATGTGCCGCCTGCAGTGACCGAGATTGAGTCAATTTCCCGGCCTTCCGGGACAGGAGACACAATTCCTCGAAGACTGGCACCGGTGCCGCCCGCAGCTGTGACCGTGCAATAGGTGTATCCGGACCCGACATTCGAGATTGCGATGCCAGTGATGACACCACCCGTGACCGTGTAGGTTCCGGCGGCGCCTGATCCATCGCCCGCAAATGTAAGAGCGCCAGCCGAGTATCCGGTGCCGCCCGCCGTGATGGCCACGTTATGGATCGCACCCTGCACGGCATTGGCCGCAACATTAGCATCCCGAAATACGGGGATGTAGTCATTGGTCAGGTAGCTCTGGGCATTGACAGCCGAAATGGTGTATAGATATTTCCAAATATAGCCATCCGCACCCGCTGTTGGCAGGGTGTTACCCCGATCAGCTTCTAGGCCGGATGCGTTGTCATCCACCCCGATTGGCTCGACGGTCGAGGTGCCGGAGCCAGCCTTGAGGCAGATGTAGACATTGAAGTTTGCCTGATTGATGACGAAGTATGCCTTTGTGTGTAGATCGGCGTCCGCATCATCATATGCAACATATGTACCACCATTTGTCCAGTTGTGCCGAGGCGCACAATGAGCAACTGCGGTGATCTTCTTGATTGATTGGATTGTGTGACGAGCATTGATCTCATCTTCGTAATCAATATTTGGAACTGGTGGAATAGATTCGTTATCCCATGCCTCTGATCGACCAATCGCAAAATAGGTCAGGTCCGTCCCGTCATCGATCCGACGCTTCACTTCCCGAAGGTTAGAGAAACGGAACTTGTTTGTTACAATTGCGGTCATGGTTATTCCTCGTTAAATCTATGTCTATTTATCAAAGTCTGGCGTATGTATTTACGACACGGACAGCTTTCTGATACAAATTCTGTTGAACGTTGCGACGGCACCGTCATCAGTGGATGTATTTGGATATAGGATTACGGTATGAGTGGTTGCTGTTGCAACAAATGTCACGGCAACTCTCTCCAATACACCCGAGTTATCCGAAATCGCCTGCGCAAGGATATCACCAAAGCCGCTCCCGGTTGATGTATGGATATTGATACCGGCCTTCACATCCGCCGTTCCGAATACATCCGCCCATACCAGATATGTCTCCCCGACAACAAGGCCGCCAATGTCCTGATATGCCCGGGGAATTGGCTCGCCATCAGTGGTCTCTGTGATGACCAGTGCGCCGCCCGTGACAACAATGGAACCATTGGAATAGTCATTCAGGGTCCAGCTACTCGTATCGGTTAGAAACGATCCATTCGCCACCAGATTTTCTGTGATGATCCGAACAGGTCGCTGATTGACAATAGCGGTATCTTCTGCTACCGATGGTAGGAATGCGCCTAGCGTGTATTCACCAATACCACCGAGTGTATATGTCGATACAAGCAAATTCTTGTTGACATCCTCTAGGGTGAGTGCCGTGACCGGTATGGGCACAGCAACCCATGACTTTTTGATGAACTGGATCAGAGCCGCCGGGCTGTGCGGAACCGGAGATGCCGTAACAGCTGTGTCCGTGAAGTAGATGGCGCTGATAAGGATCAGGCGGTTTGCATCCGTTGTCTGCAGCCCCGGGATGATCATAGGGGATCGGGTGCCTGATCGAGTTTGCGCACGGAACTGCTCAAACTGCGCCAGATATTCGATCCGGACTTCGCCGAACAGATTCCAGCCAGCGGGATGAGCAATCTGTCTAAACTGTGGACCCCAGTCGGCGATTGACACACCGGAACGGATCATGTATGAGTAAATCTGGTAAAAGTTCGAGTCCTGCACAACCATTGTTGTCTCGGACAGATGCCCCTGCTGATCAAGATACCGGCCACCGGTCGTGTCCCAATTCCCATCGGAAACCCGGAGCATGTTGTCTTTCGGATAAATGACCTCTGCTGTGGTGTTCAGGAACAGGCGGAAGTATGCCTCCATGGCATCCCTGTTCCCTTTTGACTCATACCATAGCTCAAAAATCTTCAAGGCATTCGCATCGGTCATCGCACCGACCGATGGAAAGTCCGGCCCATACTCGGCAACCAATCGTTGACCGAATTCATCCCGGGCAATATCAGGGTTACGAACATCTCGAAGGCGCTCAACCATTTTATCAAGGCCGTCTTCCCCATCTAGGAAGTCATAATACGCCTGCATGAATGAGATGAATTCGGGATACTCCTCCACGAAATGTGATGGCAGAGCATTTTCAAGGGATCGCCGACGCAGATCGATCTCATCGATCATGAAGTCTTGCCCGAGCTCTCCTCGTCTGGTTGTGAGATTATTATCGGCCATGATTAGTCCTCAACCGCCGACACCGCAGTATTCTTGGAATCGATCTTGATAAGAAGATTTCGATCCGGATCGATTGTGTTCCCATCCGCAGCTCTCACCGTGAAGCGAATTCCATTCACTGCATCCGGCATGTCGCTTGGTGCGAAGGGCAGAAGCACGATTTTATTTTCGGCTGTATCGATGTACCCGACATTGTCAGCCACAATGACCTCGCCGGTCGCACTTGCCCGATAGATTTCGAGCTGGGTTGAATGCATCACATTGCGAAGGAAGCATGTGTATGATGTTCCGCCGACCGTATACTCAAAGCTATCGGATGTCACGATACGATCATATGCCGTCACCGCAGCCATCGCCGCCGTGAATGGTAGGTCATATCGAGCCGCAAGGCCGAGTGTTGGGATCAGGCGACGTTGTAGCCGGACATCCGCCGATACCGCAACCACAGACAGATCAGAGTCATCGATATATGACATCAGGCGTGACAGTCTGAATGAGGAGTCGAATGTTGCCAAGTTTATGCTACCATACTCGACAATGCTATCCTTGATCTTGTTTTCGAGTTGTGCCTGAGTGAGGGCAGTATTCTTTGGTTCATATCTAACGTTCATGCGAACCTCGATATACTGGAAATCCGGGTCAACAATCTTGGGTGTGATCGTGATGATGTTCTTGCTGTCAAGAACCACGTCAACCAGCTGTGTCTTCTGGGCCGCCGTCAGGGCATTGGCACCGACCGGTTTGATTGCAATGAATACCGTGCCATACTCGGGCGGATCATTGTCCTCACCGCCCCACACATTCAGAGTCTCGACATATGATACACCGGACTGGATGAATGTCTTATAATCGGATACGGTAACGGCCCGGCTCTGGGCGGCAAATGACTTCGGAGCATTGAATCTGATGCTGGCAATGCCCTCACGCTCAGCTCCGCCGAGTGCCTTTGTGACGGTTGTGGATGTAATGGAATATCCCTCGACCGTGGCGCTCGATGAGAATGTATTTGCATTGTCGGCCAGAGCGCCTGATGATTTCAGATAATCGATTTCGACAACCGAGCCCGCAGGCGGGAGCTTGCCAATGAGGCCATCCCCAAACATGATCTCATAATATCCATTCGGGGATTCGTTGAGGAAATAGTTTGTATTGAGTGCAGTCAGCTCTGACACAATGGTTGGGATCGAATAGGTCTCGGAATTTGATGAATTCAACCCCTCTCGCACAGACACCACAAATGTAGATGTGTCGGCTTTGCTGTCTGGAATAACATACATCGGATATGAATCACTATCAACAATAAAACGCTTGCGTATCTTCTTACCCTCATATAGGTCTGCAGTTACAGTATATGAGTTGGCGCTTGTTGCTGTGTATTCGTCAAGAGTATAGAACGGATACACCACACCATCGATTGATGTATAGAACTCGGTATACTTTGGGATCACGATGTCATCTGTGGCATCGGGCACACTCTGCAAGGCCATAGTAATCGTAGCCTTGGATGATCTACGGGACCGGGGGAGATAATTCAACGGCTTTGCATGCGACACAACCGATCCACGCAGCTGCGCAGTGTCGAGAAATGCCTCATTGGTTGCGAAGTTTGCGGTCAGGGCATTGAGGTGTGTGTTGAGCGCCAGAACATCCAGCAGAGCATCAAGGGCCGAGCCATCGAAATCGTAATCATTGAATGTGCCGGTCGCTTCCAGATTGGCTTTGAGGGCGGCCTTGATTTGCGCAAAGTCCAGCTTGGCCGGATCGAATTTGAATTGTGACATTAGCGCAGCCTTTCGATGACCGTTTCAATCACAACCAGTTCTTCGGTGGTGACCACTTGGAATTCTAGATATACATTCACAGCATCAGTCGAGCCATTACCGCTGACTCGCAGCTTTCTAATCCGTGCCCGAGGCTCATAGTTATCAATCGTCCGGCGGATCGCATCCTCGATTTCATAATACGAAAAGCTGTCATTCAGCTCGAACAGGAAGTTCTGGATACCGGCGCCGATGTGTGGCCGAAATGGCTTCTCGAATGGGTTGGTGAGAAGGAGTGTCCGCACGGCCTGCTTTACTGCAGCGGCATCCGCAGATACGTAAATATCCCCGGTCCCGGGCTTTGGCCGGAACATGAGGTTGATATCAGAATACTTTCGTGTTCTGGACGTGATAATCGAACCTACGTTGAGGTTTGCATCATCCGCCGAAAATTTACGTGCCATCGCTCAAGTCCAATAGGTTATCTGCTATTTTGACATGATTAAATTCAGTCGATACCTGTCTCGCATTGTGTCCGGCCTTGACCGTAATAATGAGAGTTGGCTCATTGATACCGGATGGGTCATAGTCCATGTATGACAATACAAGCTTGTCGAATACTAGGTTGTTACGAACCCATTGTGCTGCATCAAAATAGAAGCTATTGGGCTGAACAATAAACTGAACTCCAACGCCCAAGCCCTGAACCATTTCGAGTGTAATAGATGTGCTGTCGATCTTTTCATTAGGTAGAAGATTGTAAATACCCTCACTGATGGTCCATGTATCTCTGTATTTATCACGCAGAGGCTCTAGTATATTGTATGAGATCAATTGTGCATTCTGTGCGATCTCAATTGCACTCAGGCCGACTTGTTCTTTGAGTGCCGATGCATTGGAATCTGCGCCGAGCATGTGGCTGACCCTGAAATTCGGGGACAGTCTGGTCGATCTACCGACACCCTCATGGATTACCATGTGTTCCGGGATTGTGGTGATGCGGAGCAAGCCCGACCGTGTGATATTATAGTTGCCGTGCTCGGGTAGGCTGTGAGAAAATCCACGCTCGCCGGATGATGCGCTTGCATCACCACCGGTCCTACGGGTCCGGGGTGCATTAGACCCAGTGATCGAAGCCATGATGGCTCCGCTGTCAAGCTGATCCTGCAGCCATGCCGCATCTGTCCGGAGCTTCTTGTTCCGACATCGGCTGACAACCTCATAGGTATTCAGGAGCCGTCTATTGTATCCGGTGACGGGCTCACGATCTAGATCGAGAATGAATGCTTCACTCGTGCCGGTGACATCAACCATCTTCTCGGATGATGTAGGCTTTATTGGCAGATTTGGAGCGGTTGGTGCTGTTATCGTTCCGCTGTCTGGTGTTGATGAACTGATTGGTGTTGATACCTGTGCAGCAGCGACCCGGGCAATAGTTGATACCTGTGCAGCGGCGGCGGCTGCCGCAATATCTGGATGGATTGATCCTAGATCAGATATAAATCCGGACACATTCGCCGAAATTCCGGACACGGATGTGAAATTTGTGAATGCGGTGGATGCAGCCATAGTAGCCTCGCTGATACCGAGGGCGGTCGCAGTTTCAAGTGCGGCCCGGGCAGTAGAATACGCCTCCCGCACCGAACTCGCCGCTGCAATGGTCCCGGCGGCATCATGATATGCTGCAGTTGCTGTATGCCATGCAGTGTTCGCAATGCTAAGCTGGCCTTCGACCGCAGTTTGGAGAGACCCAAGAGACGCAAAATCTGCGGCTGACGTGATCATATTATAATCGAAGTCAAACCCCTGAATGGCCCCGGTGATGTTGGATATATCAACCGCACTGGACAGGTCCGTAAACACTCCACCGATACTGGAATACGCCCCATTGATCTGGTCCATGATCCCACCGGTCAGACCGCCCGCCAGTGACGAGAGTTGTGCCTGCAAATCAAAGGACAATGCCGCCGAAAGATTACCCACGATGTCAGATGTGAGCGTGGTAAAGCTCATGGCCCCGAGCGCCGCAATTGATGCGGGCGTCGTGAGCGTTGCGGCATTAACAGTATATGTCGAATTGGTGGCAAGCCCCACAAGGTTACCCTGCGTCACCGTAATCTGTGCTACCGGAGAATGCAGTTCCTGCGAGCGGACAGGTCCGGACACATCAACGGATGTAGACATATGGGCGTCTTCCCCATGATATGTGGTCCCTCGGTATGTTCCTGCTCCGGCGGCGCCATCTGCATTCTCGCCATTGAGGGTGATTAGCCCTCCGTAATAGGACCCTTGGAATTGTCCATAGGACCGTTGATGGATTTCTCCTTCAACAGTTGTGGTCCAGCTCCCGCCGTATTCACAGTCGTGGTCTCCCACCGTTCTTTCCCTGTAATTGGCCAGATGACGCCTGACGGCATTGCCTCTGGTTTCGTCGAGGGAACTTCCCGCAATTCTTGTGGATTCGTCACCGTGGATTCTGACATTTCGATTTCCTTGAACTTCTAGATTATAATTGCCCTGCACAAGCTGGTTGAAATCGCCATCTGTCTGCAGGTTTGTGTCACCCCGAACTCGAATGTCCGCATTGGATTCGCAGACCACCGTGACCTGTCCTCGAATGACCGCATCCTTGTCACCTGCAATGATCTCATATGAGTTGTTTGCCGCACGGACAAATACCGACCCGTCCGGTCGCATCTCGATCTTGGTGCCGGTGCGGTGCTGTAGATTGATTCGCTCATTCCCGGGTGTGTCATCATACTCGATGATGTGGCCAGAAGCTGTCTCGGTGATTGCATTGTGGGGATATCGAGACACACCATCAGACACCGGTTCGGACATAACCCTACCGGCGATTTGAGGCACCCTAGAGGCCACTCTTGGTCCTCGGGTGCCGAGGCTCTCTTTATTTGCGGACGGCTTCCCACGGCCCCCAGAATTGACCGGAGAGCCATCCTTATATCCTACCTTGGGGTAGACTCCATCCGGGTCTTGGAAACCATCGGCTGCCATTTAATTAAAATCCAGAACCTGTGGTTATAACTGTAAAGGTATCGAGAACTGTATTGCCATCGCTGTCATTTTCAACGTAAACTGTGTAATTATCAGAAGAACTGGGCGGGACTGTCCAAGTGAAGTG